GATACACAAGTGGGCGGCGCTCACTACAAACAACACACCTACGAGACGTGGGATGTCATCCTCGACTGGCAGTTAGGGTATCTCGACGGCAACGCTGTCAAGTACCTATCCCGCTGGCGCTCAAAGGGCGGCGTGCAAGACCTGAAGAAGGCCCGTCATTACATCGACAAGCTCATTGAAGTGGAGGAGTTCAACGATGGCAACCCCGGAAAGTAAAGTCAAAGCTCGATGCGTTGACATCATCAAGAAGTACAAAGGCTATTACTTCTTTCCTGCACAGAATGGCTACGGTCGAGCAGGCATACCAGACATCATCGTGTGCTATCGAGGTATGTTCCTGGGTGTAGAATGCAAGGCTGGATTCAATAAGCCCACTGCTCTACAAGAGCGTGAGATGGCAGACATCCACCGTGCCGGTGGGTCCGCGATGGTGATCAGAGAAGATACAACTGAACTGCTGGAAGAGTGGTTCGCAGAAAGGCAAGCATGGACACAATAGACACCGACAGCTTAAAGCAACGCATCGAGATGGTAGCAATGATGGAGCGCATCGCTGCGCTTCCTGCAGATGAGGCGGACCAGTTCGTGCACACCATACTCATGGTGGGTAGCTGCTTCTTGAACTCCAAGAACCACGGCGTGTTCCTGCTGGTCGAGGATGAGTCCATGCTCAAGGTCATGGGGGTCAACTCCAGCCTCCACGAGACCGGTCACATCATCACGCAAGCTGCGGATATGTACATCACCAACCTAGTCGCCAACGACATGCAACGAAAAGGAGAAACGCATTGAAACCCTACGACAAGATCATCGTGCTTGACTTCGAGACCGCATGGTCTAAGTCCGAATACACGCTGTCCAAGATGACCACCGAAGAGTACGTGCGTGACCCCAGGTTCAAAGCCTGGGGCTTGTGCTACAAGGAAGTGGGCACCGAGGAGATCCCCGTGTGGGTGCGAGGCGACCGCATCGGTCGCTGGAAGTCCAGCATCGACTGGTCCCGCACCGCTGTCCTTGCACACAACGCGCAGTTCGACGTGACGATCCTCTCCTGGGAGTACGGCATCCAGCCTGCGTTCATCTTTGACACGCTCAGCATGGCCCGCGCCCTGCGTGGCGTCGAGGTGGGTAATAGTCTGGCTACGCTGGCCGAGGCGTTCGAGCTTCCTCCCAAGGGCAAGGCGGTGCACTCAACCGACGGCATGCTGGAGAGCATCCCGTTTCACATCGAACAAGAACTGGCTGATTACTGCAGGCACGACACGTACCTGTGTGAGCAGATCTTCCTGCGCTTGATCGAGGGCTATCCCACCAAGGAGTTGAAGCTCATCGACATGACGCTCAAGATGTACACCCGCCCGCTGCTGCAGCTTGACAAGGAGATGCTGGCGCATGCGATTGAAGAGGAAAGGACTGCGCGTGAAGGACTCTTGGCAAGGCTCGGCATGGAGGAAGCTACGCTTGCTTCAAACCCGCAATTTGCGGAGGCACTCAAAGCTTTGGGAGTCGAGCCCCCTACGAAGATCAGTAAGACAACTGGAGAGCAAACCCTTGCTCTCGCCAAGAATGACGCACTGTTTCAGGCGCTACTCAATCATGAGAATGAGGACGTTGCTCTCCTATGCGAAGCAAGACTGAAGGTCAAGAGCACCAGCGAACGCACACGTGCGCAGCGCTTCCTCGACATCGCTGACCGGGGCAACCTGCCGGTGCCCCTGAGCTACTACGGTGCAGCCACAGGCCGGTGGACTGCAGCCAAGGGCAGCGCGATCAACATGCAGAACCTCAAGCGTGGGTCGTTCCTGCGCAAGGCCATCATGGCCCCTGAGGGGCACGTCATCGTGGTCGGTGACCTCTCGCAGATCGAGCCGCGTGTGCTGGCGTGGCTGGCTGACTACCAAGAACTGATCAACATCTTCCGCTCGGGCGGCGATCCGTACGCACGCTTCGGTGCAGAGATGTTCAACATCCCAGGCATGACCAAGGACAGCCATCCGGTGGAGCGGCAGTCGGCCAAGAGCGCCCTGCTGGGCGCAGGCTACCAGCTAGGCTGGGCCAGCTTCGCCGCCCAGTTGCTTACTGGGTTTCTGGGAGCGCCACCCAAGCGCTACTCAAGGGAAGAGGCCAAGCAGCTTGGCGTTGTCGGCGCTGACGTGCAGAAGTTCCTGTCCTGGGATGAGAACATCAAGAAGATGGAGGAGATCCCCCACACCTGCACCGACCTTGAGCTTGCCATCCACTGCCTCGCAGCCAAGGCCATCATCGACAAGTACCGCACGGCCTCGGCCCCGGTGGTGGCGTTCTGGGAACTGATGGGCCAGCTTATCGAGCACAGCCTGTTCAAGGGCAAGGAGTACACGCACAAGTGTCTGACCTTCCGCAAGGGTGAGATCGTCTTGCCAAGCGGCATGTGTGTGCGGTATCCTGATCTCCGCCCTGACCAAGACGAGAAGGGCCGAGTCCAGTGGAGCTACGCTGACGGCAAGGACGGCAAGCGCAGCAAGCTCTACGCGGGCAAGGTCACGAACAACGTGGTGCAGGGCACGGCGCGTTGTGTGATGACTGACGGGATGCTGCGAATAGGAAAGCGGTATCCGGTCTGTGGAACCGTGCACGACGAAGCGTTGTGTATCGCGCCAGAGAGTGAAGCAGATGAGGCCAAAGAGTACCTTCTGGCATGCATGACCGTGCAGCCGAGCTACATGCCGGGGATTCCCCTGGCTGCAGACGGCGGCGCTCACCGACGTTATGGACTGGCAAAGGGATGATGATCGCTACCGTTACCGACTACGCCATGCCGCTCATGGAGATTGAGCGCATGGCCCGAGCAATCCACGACTTGTGCCTTGAGCACAAGTATGGGCAAGCGCGTGAACTCACCACTCACCTGGGTGTTGAGACTCGCATCCTGCAAGCCACGCTTGCACTACTCGAAGAAAAGGAGAAAGCATTTGCAAACCCCCAAGAAGTTCAAACTCAGTAACCTCACGTACACCGTGCGCATGGTGGACACGATGCCCCACCCGGGGCACATGGGCGAGGTAAATCACACCCAGCGTGTAGTCACTGTCGCCACGCAGAGCAACCTGACAGGCCGGTCGTTCAAGACAGAGGAGGTGTCCGACACCTTCTGGCATGAGGTCACTCATGCCATCCTGTACGACATGAACCACAAGCTGTGGAACAACGAGAAGTTCGTCACTCGCTTCGCCAACCGCCTCAACGAGATCGTCAACACAGCGGAGTTGTAATGGGTAAGCCGGTCACTTGGAGCCATTCAGGCCTGAAGAAGTTTGAGCAGTGTGCGCGGCAGTATCACGAAGTGACGGTGCTGAAGCGGTTCCCGTTCACAGACACCAAGCACACCATCTACGGCAAGGATGTCCACAAGGCCATCGAGGACTACGGGCGTGACGGCACACCGCTGCCGCCAGAGTTCGTGCTCTTCCAGCCTGTGGTGGACGCGCTTCTCGCCAAGCCTGGGAGGAAGCTGTTCGAGCATGAGATGGCGCTGACCAAGGACCTGCGGCCCTGCGCGTTCGGCTCTGACGACAGGTGGGTGCGCGGCATCGCGGACCTGCTCATCGTGGATGACGACAACCTGACGGCGAGAGTCATCGACTGGAAGACGGGCAACGACCGGTATCCAGACAGGGACCAGCTAACGCTGATGTCCCTGATGGTGTTCGCTCACTTCCCCCACATCCGGTCGGTGTCCTCGGCGTTGTTCTTCATCGTCAAGGGCAGCATGGTCAAGCACAAGATGTCCTACGAGGACGCAGAGGCTGCGTGGTGGGACTACCGGGAGCGCGTTGCCAAGCTTGAGGCAGCGCACGAGTTCGACGTGTGGAACCCCTCACAGAGCCCGCTGTGCGGATGGTGCCCCGTCAAAGACTGTACGTTCAACACGAAGAGGAGTTGATATGACACGGAACTACGACAAAGAGTACGCCAACTACCAAGGCTCGGACGAGCAGAAGAAAAACCGCGCTCAACGGAACAAAGCCCGACGCCTCATGGTTCGTGAAGGCAGGGCAGCTAAAGGGGATGGCAAGGACGTAGACCACATCACGCCGCTCAGAAGTGGAGGCACATCCACCAAGAGCAACCTACGTATTCGCAGCAAGAGTGCGAACCGTAGCGATAAGTGATGATAGTAACTTGGAGAAAGCACTTGGAGATCATCGACAACCGCATACTGCTCTTCAACACCAGACACCCGCACCGCTACAGCATCATCCCCAAGCACAAGGTGCTGCCCATCGAGGGTGGCTACCAAGTCGCTGTTTTCTGGGGCCTGGATGAGACGCGTGTGCTGCGCAACCTGGGCGTGAAGAACGTCCCCTCCCCCATCCAGGGGAGATACGAGTGGCCTGGGCGCTACCGCCCGATGGACCACCAGAAGGAGACCTCCTCCTTCCTCACGCTCAACCGGCGTGCGTTCGTGCTGTCGGAGCCCGGGACAGGCAAGACGCTGTCAGCCCTGTGGGCGGCTGACTACCTGATGAAGCGCGGTGAGGTCAGGCGGTGCCTGATCCTGTGCCCCCTGTCGATCATGCACAGCGCGTGGATGCAGGACCTGGGCAACTCCGTCATTCACAGGAGCGCAGTGGTGGCACACCACGCGCAGGCTGCGCGGCGCATCGAGTTGATACAGGAGGACTACGAGTTCGTCATCACAAACTACGAGGGCCTGAACCTGATTGCCAATGAGGTCAACAACGACGGGCGCTTCGACCTCGTCATCGTGGACGAAGCCAACGCGTACAAGAACCCGCAGACTCGGCGGTGGAAGGCACTGAACTCGATCATCAAGCCCGAGACGTACCTGTGGATGATGACGGGCACGCCCGCTGCACAGTCTCCTGTGGATGCGTACGGCCTCGCCAAGCTGGTCAACCCGACCAACGTGCCCAAGTTCTACACGGCGTGGCGCGATCAGGTGATGCAGAAGATCACCATGTTCAAGTGGGCCCCCAAGCCCGACGCCGCTGACCGGGTCTACGCTGCGCTGCAGCCCGCCATACGCTTCACCAAGGCGCAGTGCCTGGACCTGCCGCCTGTGCTCACGACCACGCGTGAGGTGCCGCTCACGCCACAGCAGGCCAAGTACTACAACCTGCTGCGAGACCAGATGGTGGCGATGGCTGCGGGCGAGACAATCACTGCGGTGAACGCAGCAGGCGTGCTCAACAAGCTCCTGCAGATCAGCACCGGGGTGTCCTACACCGACAACCAAGAGGTGGTCGAGTTCGATGCCACGCCAAGGCTGAACGTCCTGCTCGAAGCGCTCGAGCAGACAGACCGCAAGGTCATCGTGTTCGCGCTCTTCCGCGCTGCCATCAGCACCATCAGCGCCTTCCTCACCAAGAACGGTGTGGCCTGCGAGGAGATCCACGGCGGGGTCACGGCGACCAAGCGCGGCGACATCATCAAGCGCTTCCAAACGCAGCCCAACCCGAGGGTGCTGGTCATGCAGCCCCAGGCCACAGCGCATGGCATCACGCTGACTGCTGCGGACACCGTGATCTTCTACGGCCCGCTGATGAGCGTGGAGCAGTACGTGCAGTGCATCGCCCGGGCCGACCGCAAGGGGCAGAACTCCGACAAGGTCACCGTGATCCACATCGAGGGCTCTCCCGTGGAGAAGCGCATGTTCAAGGCCCTGTCCAGCAAGGTGGACGACAACGCCCTGCTGGTCAAGTTGTTCGAAGAAGAAATTGCAGGAAGGGGGTTGCCGAAGCCAGTTTGACAATGTACAGTGTTGGACACCAACTCAAACAAAGGAGAAAGCATGGAAGACGAATTGCCCGTAGACAAGCTGGTCCGCATCTACATGAAGATGCGCTCAGCCATCCAAGACCTTGACGCTCAGATCGAGTCGATCAAGGAGCAGCAACAGTCCGTCAAGAACGAGATCAAGGACCGCATGCGGGGCACGGGGGTCAAGTCCCTGCGCACCGACCACGGCACCGTCTCGCTGATGGAGAAGACCCGGTACTACACCAACGACTGGGACAGCTTCAAGAAGTTCATGGTGGAACACGACGCGCTCGACCTGCTGGAGAAGCGCATTGCCCAGTCCAACATGAAGCTGTTCTTGGAAGAAAACCCTGGGTCCATCCCCCCAGGTTTGAACTCGGACACCGAGTTCGACATCTCTGTTCGCAAGCCC